GAACTTATTGCGGAAAAGCTCATAAATGAAAAAACGAATGGCTTTAAGAGTGAGTTTATGGAACGAGGCAATGAAATTGAACCACTTGCAAGAGCTTCATACGAATTTATTCACGAAGTAGAAGTTAAGCAAGTAGGAATGATTTTCAATGACGAAATGACAATAGGCATTAGCCCTGATGGTCTTATAGGTGATGTAGGCGGCTTAGAGATTAAATGTCCTAAACCGAGCACACTTGTTAAGTACATGCTTGACGGTGGGCTTCCCTTAGAGTATAAGCCGCAAGTAATGGGTAGCCTTTGGATTAGTGAGCGTGAATGGTGGGATTTTTTAGCGTTTCACCCGTCAATGGATTTTTTCCAAATAAGAGTTTATAGAGATGAGGCTTATATCAAAAAGATGGAACAGCGCTTAAACGACTTTGTGGACGAACTTCAAGCTAATTTTGATAAGATAAAGAAGTCGAAATGAAACTAAATCTTAAAAAGCAATACGGGCAGCTTATACCATATTCTAATGAGGACAAAGAGAAGCTTGATAGACTCAAGGACGGTGCTATTTACGAGATTGACATTAAAGACGCCGATATGCGAACCGTTACACAAAACAGAGCGATTCATCTATGGTGCGATATGCTAGCAAACACTATGAATAATCAAAGGATGGTTATCCAAGATGTTATTAAGCTCAATACAAAATGGGATATGCTAAAAGTCAAAGAGATGATCTTCAAGCCCGTAGTAAAAAGTCTCTATACAAAAGACAGTACTACGAAGTTAAATAAAGATGAGTTTGAGCTTATTATAGATACAGTTATAAGAGCTTTGAGTTATAAGGGTGTTGAGAATATACCCGACTTTCCAGACCGTAAGAGTTTGGAATTTGAAAATAAAAAGGAAAAATATGAATAATGTACAAATTCTTGGAACGATAACTCGTGACTTAGAGATGAAATTTACCAGCGGTGGCACTGCAATTCTAAGTTTTGGAATTGCTTACAACGAAAAACGAAAACAGCAAGACGGGAGCTATGGCGATATAGCGCACTTTTTTGATGTAACAGTATTTGGTAAAAAAGCCGAAACTGTGAATCAGTGGTTTAATAAGGGTTCTCGGATTCTTATTCAGGGCTCTTTAGATTACCAATCGTGGGTTGACAAAGACGGAAGCAAAAGAAGCAAGGTCGGTATAAAACTAAATGATTTTGACTTCATAGACAAAAGAGAATCAGGTAACGCTCAAACAAATCAAGCACCGCAGCAAGGCGGTTACAGCGGAAATAACCAACAACAGCCACAAAGCTATCAAGCAAATCACACGGCTTATAGAGAGCCACAAAGACAAATGCCGGATGCAAGAGCTTTGCCTAGCATTGACATAGACGATTCTGATATTCCTTTTAATCGGGGTTAAGTGCTACCAGAACAAAGAAGCACTAAATAGTCTTGACTGCGGTCATAGACTTTAAAATGTTTACATGCAATAATTGTAGATATTAAAAAAAGGAATGAAATGAAAGTTTTACTATTAACTCTGCTTACTTGTTTATCCCTCTTTGGTTTAGAGAGAGAGTGGTCTGAGATGAACGATAGGCAAAAAAATAATATTCTTATGGCTTATACAAAATCTAAAGAGTTTGATTTAGGCTATACAATGGCTGCGATTATGTGGCAGGAGAGTCTTGGAGGTAAGTATAAAGTAAACCTTCAAGACCCTAGTTGTGGAGCGTTCCACAATAATATAAACACGATTATGGCAAGACACTCTATCGAGAATACATCTTTTAATAGAAATAGAATCTGCCAGATGCTTATCGACAATACAGATATTGCTTTAGCAGAAGCTATAACAGAAATTCAGTACTGGTTACATGAGAGAAACGGCAGCTTTATTGAAGCATGGGCTTCTTATAATGGTGGCTGGAAAATGAACAAGTCTTATGCAGAGAACATAAGAAAAAAGATTGTATTTCTAAAAAAGATAATAAAGGATTAAGAGATGAAAAAATATGAATTAGTTAATCAAAGAGAAGATGGATTGTGGCAAATCAAAGCTTTAAAAAGTTTTAGGGATGTGAAAATAGGAGAACTTGGTGGATGGGTAAAGTCTGAACAAAATCTTTCACATACTGGTAATGCTTGGGTATCTGGTGATGCTAGGGTATTTGGTGATAGTGCTAGAATATCTGGTAATGCTAGGATAATACAAAATAGTGATTACACTGTATTTAAAAATAACTTAACATCACAAAGATATTACACTTACATATTTACAAACGACTTTTGGGTAATAGGATGTTTTAAGGGTAACACCGATGAACTCAAAAAGCATTTAGAAAAAAATGGTAATGAGTTACAAAAGATAGAGTACAACATGGCTATAGAATATGTACAAAAACTAAAAGAAATTAAAGAAAAAATGGCTGTAAAAAGATAATAAAGGATTAAGAGATGAAAAATGATTTAAGAGATTTCGAATTAGATGTTAGATTTTCGGGCGAAGATGTATTTATAAACAATGAGATTTACAACAAAAAAGAAATATTGGAATTAGTCAAAAAGCTGGCTAATTGTAGTGCAGAATTATTAGCTGCAATAGATACTAGAGATTTAAAGGATTAAGAGATGAAAAATGATTTTATTTTATACGCACTTGTAGTTGCAAATGTCGCATTAGTAGTTATAGTTATTTTAGAGGAGATGTCGAGATGAAGAGTTTAAGAGTGTTCAAGGATGAGGATTTAAAGAGGAGTTCAAGACAGAACCTTGAGCTTAAGTTGGCGATGGTTGAAACCAGTCCGGACTTAACAAGTGAGGAAAAGGATCTTAATGTAAAAAAGATTCGCTTTTATCTTAATGGATGCGTGCATTATACGCCTAAAGAGGTGTCGGATGAAATCGCAGCGGGTGCAGCTGATATAGACGATATTAATAAAAGTTGGTATTAAATGAGCAAATGGAAATATGAAATAATATACAGTGTTGTATTGATAACTGTATATATTACAACTTATTTTATAGCAAAATACAGCTAAGTAAACAAAATGCTCATAGATTAGAGATAATTAATTTTATAGGAGAGAAAAATGTTTAATGTGTATGATTTAAGAAAATATACTAAAAATGCAGATGAATTACATAAGTATATAAGACAGCGAATGACCCCTAAAACAAAGCAGATGAAAGTTAGAAGTTGCTTTAATGGCAAAGAAAAATTTAGCTTGTTAAAAGTTCCGCACTATTCTTTAGATTTTTGCATCAAAGAGGCAAAACAAGTTATACTAAAAAATAGAAATGGGCGTGTGAATATAGCAATATGGACAGAGATAATAGATGCACTTGAAAGGATGAAAAATGAGAGAGATAATTGAAGAACTAAGAATATGGCGTGAAGCTAGAAATATGCAGGATAATGAGTTTTTTGTAGAAGAGCAGGTTGCTAGTATGACTGATGAGTGTAAAGAGGTATTACTTGCGAAAACAGTTGAGCATAAAGCGGTAGAGGTGTGCGATATCGCTATTTTTGCTATAAATGGTTTAGGCTTGTTGAAAATGGAATATAAACCAAAAGCTACAAAATGGAGCGGTTTGCCGTCGATTATGAGAGCATTGTCTAATATCTTAGAAGAGAACAGCGAACGAATGGCAGGCGTTGAGCTTAACTACATAATCAAGTTTTGTGAAAACACTGTTACAGAACTTGGCTACGACTTTAAAAAGATGATGATGGAAAAGATAAAAGTGATTAGCAGCAGGATGCAAGACCCTGAGCAAGCTAAAGACTGGGAGCTAAACGGAGCATCTGGGAAGTGGAAAAAATTTGAGGGGCAGGACAAAAACACCCTCTATTATGCAAACTTTGAAAGCTGTAAATTATGATAATAACAAAAGCAGATATTGAAAGAGCAGGATATTCTAAGGAAGAGTCCCGCGTTTTTATAACAAGCGCTATTGTTAATAGCAAAAACAATGGCTATACAGTAAAAATGGGTAAAAATATACAAGGATGTATTTCTTGTTTGGCTCACTTCGATTTGGATAAATTTATCGA